AACCTGATAAAATTCTTACTATGACAGAAACTAAAGATGAAAGATTGATAAGCATCTTCAATACTTACGTTGAAGAAGACCTTGAAGATGAAAAAATAGAATCTTCTACTGGAAGAGTAAAACCATCTAGTAACATGGGATATGTAACTTCAGTAGAACAAGCAAGAAATATGCTAGAAAAACTGTATAAACTTAAAGATACTAAAGAAAGCTAGCCTCTCTCTTTAACCCTAACAAAGGTATTCTACTTATAATTCACTATGTTGTCAAGCTTCGAAAGTATGTTATAATAAGTTTATCAATAGAGTATATGAGACTGATGTCATGCCTAGAAAGAAGACAGAACACTATGTAAACAACAAAGAATTTTTAGAAGCACTGATTGTTTATCGCACTAAAGTTCAAGAAGCAAAGGATCAAGGTTTGCCGAAACCACGGATCACGAATTACATTGGTGAATGTTTTCTTAAGATTGCAACCCATCTTTCTTATAAACCAAACTTTGTCAATTATATGTTCAGAGAAGATATGATCTCTGACGGCATTGAAAACTGTGTTCAGTATATTCATAATTTCGATCCAGAGAAGTCTAAGAACCCTTTTGCATACTTTACTCAAATCATTCATTATGCCTTTCTGAGACGCATTCAGAAGGAGAAGAAGCAACTAGACATTAAATCAAAAATCATCGAACGTACTGGTTTTGACGAGGTTATGATGGTTGATGATAGCTTGCTTTCTGGTAATAGTTCAGACTATAATACTATTAAAGATAATATTCAATATCGTAACCGATGAAAGTTGCTATCATTACAGATACTCATTATGGTGCAAAAAAAGGTTCAAAGCATCTTCATGATTATTTTGAACTCTTTTACAAAAATGTCTTCTTCCCTTCTTTGAAAGAGCATGGTGTTGAAGCAGTAATTCATATGGGTGATGCTTTTGATAGTCGCAAGTCGATTGATTATCAAAGTCTTGAGTGGTCTAAGAGAGTGGTCTTTGATAATCTCAAAGATTATGATGTGCATATGATTATTGGTAATCATGATACATATTATAAGAATACAAATGAAGTGAATTCACCTGAACTTCTTCTGCAGACTTATTCTAATATTAAGACTTATAGTGAACCTACAGAAGTAAACATTGGTGGATTAGATATTCTTTTATTGCCGTGGATCAATCAAGGAAATGAGACGCTATCTATCAACCGTATTAAAGAGACTTCTTGCAGGGTCTCGATGGGGCACTTGGAGTTGCGAGGATTTAGAGTTAATCGATCGCTCATCATGGAGCATGGTACTGAGAGCAAACTATTTGAGAAGTTCACCAAAGTCTACTCTGGACACTATCACACTAGATCGGATGACGGACGAATCTTCTACCTAGGTAATCCTTATGAAATGTATTGGACTGATGTGAATGATACTAGAGGGTTTCATATTTTTGATACCGAAACTCTAGAGCATACACCAATTAATAATCCATACAAACTTTATCATAACATTTACTATGAAGATACTCCATATCAAACTTTTGATTTCTCAAAATATGAGAGTAAAATTGTAAAGGTTGTTGTTCGTAAAAAATCAAAACCAAAATCTTTTGAGAAGTTCATTGATAAACTTTACTCTGCTGGAATACAAGATCTAAAAATTGTAGAGAACTTTGATATTCAAGAAAGTGAAGATTTTGAAATCGAAGAAGAAGAAAATACAATGTCTATTCTTAATAGATATATTGATGAGTCTGAATTTGAATTAGATAAAAATATCATCAAAGGTATCTTTCAAGATCTCTATAGGCAAGCATGTGAGGTAGAGTAATGTATCTTCTAACATTAAGAGACAGCAAAGACGAAGGTGCTTATGCAGTTCAAAACGATAATGGGCAAAAAGTTTTATTTCTCTTTGAGGAAGAAGATGATGCAACTAGATATTCGATGCAGTTGGAAGAGCAAGATGGTGCATTAATGGATATTGTAGAAGTTGATGATGAACTTGCCATAAAGACATGTAAGATGTATAATTACAAGTATGCTGTAATCACTGCAAACGATATAGTAGTACCACCAAAATAATGCTTCTCTTTCATAAGATTCGATATAAAAACTTTCTCTCCTCTGGGAATCAGTTCACTGAAATTGACTTTGAAAAAAATAATACAAACTTAATTATTGGTACTAATGGTGCTGGTAAATCAACTTTGCTTGACGCACTTACGTTTGTTTTGTTCAATAAACCATTTCGTAAGATCAACAAACCTCAACTTATCAATACAACCAATGAAAGAGATTGTGTTGTTGAGATTGAGTTTTCTGTTAATGCAAAAGAATATCTTGTTAGAAGGGGAATAAAACCAAATATTTTTGATATTGAGGTGAACGGCAATCCTTTGCACAAAGAAGCAGATGACCGTTCAAATCAAAAGATTCTAGAAGAGAATATTCTCAAGGTAAACTACAAGTCATTCACTCAGATTGTGATTCTTGGTAGTAGTACCTTTGTGCCTTTCATGCAGCTAACCACTGCAAATCGTCGTGAAGTGATTGAAGATCTTCTAGATATTCGCATCTTTTCTGCAATGAGTAATCTCATCAAAGATAAGATGAGAGAGAAAAAAGATAAAGTAAAGTCTTTGGATTTGAAAAGATCTAATGTCAAAGATAAGATTAAAATGCAACAAAACTTTATCGATGAGTTAGAGAATCGTGGTAAGCAGAATATTGATTCTAATAATACCAAGATTACAAAACTTATGAAAGAGGTTGATGGATATATTGATGAGAATACAAAACTTGATGCACAAGTACAAAAGTTTACTAAAGAACAAGAAGAGGTAACTGGTGCTAGACAAAAGTTATCGAAACTAAACAATCTTAAGGGCAAGATCTCTAATAAAGTTGCCAATATTACTAAAGAGCATAAGTTCTTCACTGAAAATACGGTATGCCCTACCTGTCAGCAAGATATAGAAGAAGAGTTTCGCTTAAATAGAATTAGTGATGCTCAAGATACCGCAAAGGAACTCAAAAAAGGATTCGATGAACTTGAATCTGCAATTAAGTTTGAACAAGAAAGAGAGCGTCAATTTAATGCCCTATCCCAGGAGATTACAAATTTAACGCATGGCATTTCTCAAAACAATACTCGAATATCTCTCAATCAACGGCAGATACGAGACATCGAACATGAAATTCAAACTATTACCAGTAACTTACAGAACAGAAATTCTGAACATGAGAAACTAGAAGAGTTCCGATCTAATCTCCAAAAGACAATTGAAGACTTATCAAAACAAAAACAAGAAATCGTACATTACGATTTTGCATACTCACTACTAAAAGACGACGGAGTTAAAACGAAGATCATAAGAAAGTATCTTCCATTCATCAATCAGCAAGTTAATCGTTATCTTCAGATGATGGATTTTTACATCAATTTTAATCTTGATGAAGAATTCAGTGAAACTGTAAAATCACCTATTCATGAAGACTTTTCTTACAGTTCATTTAGTGAAGGTGAAAAGATGAGAATCGACCTGGCATTACTGTTTACCTGGAGGGAAGTTGCCAGAGTCAAAAATTCAGTAAACACCAACTTGCTGATTATGGATGAAGTTTTTGACTCCTCTCTTGACGGATTTGGAACAGATGAGTTCCTAAAAATTATTAGATACGTAATCAAAGATGCTAACATTTTTGTCATTTCACATAAATCTGAACTTCATGACAAATTTGATAGTGTACTAAGATTTGAAAAAGTAAAAGGATTCTCTAGAATGGTATCCTGACCAGTTTAAAAACTGGAACATGACCTCCCAGAAATGGGGGGTTTTGTTTTATGATACGTTCATACGCAACAAAGCAATGACGGTCTCCCACGAAATCAAGTCTCAACTTGCCAAACTGCTTGCTACCGAAGATCTTGTAGTAGAGCATAAATTTGTGGAGACTGCTTGTTTCAATGTTCATACCCGTGTGCTGACCCTACCAATGTGGGAAAAAGCAAGTAACGATGTTTTGAATATGCTCGTCGGTCATGAAGTTGGTCATGCCCTGTATACCCCAGATAAAAACTGGTTGGTGACTCATAAAATTCCACCTCAGTTTGTAAACATCGTTGAAGACGTTCGCATTGAGAAAATGATGAAACGTCGATATGCTGGTATTCACAAAACCTTTTATCGTGGGTATCAAGAACTTGCAGATCAAGACTTTTTCTGTATTGAAAATGAAAATGTCAATACGATGAATCTTGCGGACAAAGCTAATCTGTATTTCAAGATTGGTAGTTTTGTTGATATTGATTTTACTAATGATGAAAAGGTTCTAATTAAAAAGATCTCTGAAACTGAGACTTTTGATGATGTCCTAAACGTTGCTGAACAACTTTTTAATTTCTGTAAAGAACAGCAAGAATCTAAAACTAAAACCGATGATCTACAGACTCAGAACAATCAGTCTGGTGAAGGTGGTGAAGATGAGCAGATGACTCATGAAGAAATGCTTGATGAAGCAGATCGTCGTGAGATGGAAAATGAAGATCAAGAGGCAAAGGAATCTGAAAACAGTTCTGATACACCTGAAGAACAGTTTGATGATCTAGATGTTAAGACCATGGGAAATCTTGAGGAGTCTCTGAAAGATCTTATTGGTCATAGTGGAAATGAAAACAACTATGTAGAGTTGCCCGAACTTAATCTTCAAGATGTTATTATCAGCAATTCAGTTATTCATCAGAGTTGTGATGATACTTGGAATGAGTGGGCTGAGATTAACGAATCTACTAAAGATCACATTTTTGAATATCCTGATAGTGAATATCAAAAATTCAAGAAGTCTTCTCAAAAAGAAGTAAACTATCTGGTCAAGGAGTTTGAGTGTAAGAAAGCAGCAGACTCTTATGCACGTGCTACTACTGCCCGTACAGGTGTTCTTGATTGCTCCAAACTTCATACCTACAAATACAACGAAGATCTCTTCAAGAAGGTTACAACTCTTGCTGATGGTAAAAATCATGGTCTTGTGTTTGTTCTTGACTGGTCTGGTTCAATGTGTGATGTAATGCTTGACACTATCAAGCAACTTTATAATTTGATGTGGTTTTGTAAGAAAGTTTCTATTCCTTTTGAGGTTTATGCTTTCACCAATGACTACCCTCACGTTCGTACTGACGAAAACGGTAAGGTTACTGTTCGTGATCTTGCATATCAGAAACGAGAGGGTTTGGTTTATGTTGGTGAATGGTTCTCTATGATGAATCTTTTTACCAGTAAAGTTGATGCAAAGACTTTGGAATATCAAATGAAAAATATTTTTCGAATTGCTAGTACTTTCAGGTATCATTGGCATTGTCAATATCCCACTCCTCCTGGTTTGGGTTTGTCTGGCACTCCTTTGAATGAAGCAATGATTGCTTTGCATCAAATTATTCCCCAGTTCAAAAATGAACATAAACTTCAGAAAGTTCAATGTGTTGTTCTAAGTGATGGTGAAGGAGCACCTCTGAAATTTCATCGACAATTTGATCGTCGATGGGAAGATGAACCTTTCTTGGGTACAAACTCTATTGGATGTAACTCTTTTCTTCGAGACCGTAAAACGGGACATACTTATTCTTTTGACTGTGAATGGCATGAAATGACTGATGTTCTTCTTCATAATCTTCGTGACAGATTTGCTGATGTGAACTTTATTGGTGTTCGTGTTCTTGAACCCCGTGATGCGAATAGTTTTATTCGTCGTTATACTGGATGGGGAAAAGACTTTGAGAAACTTCAAAAAGTGTGGAAGAAGCAAAAAGCATTCTCTATTCACCAATCTGGATATCACACTTATTTTGGTATCTCTGCGAATGCTTTGTCACAATCTACAGAGTTTTCACCAGGAGAAGATGCAACTAAGAGTCAAATCAAAACTGCATTTGTAAAAAGTCTTCGAACTAAAAAAATGAATAAGAAAGTTCTTGGTGAATTTATTGAACTTATTGCATGATAAATACTAAGAAACTATAATTAAAAAAATGGGAAGATTCGCAAGACTTATTGGTTTGGAAACTGAAGCCCCAAAACCAGCAGATAAAAAACCTACACCTAAAGCATCAAAACCTAAAGATGAACCAAAATTGGAAGAAGAAGTATCTACAGATGAAGAATCTGAGTGAATATCAAATAAAACTTCTTAAGGATGGACCCAAATCCTTGTCTCAGGCATGGGCACTTCAGGCAATGAAGTATGATTGGGACAAAATCAATGGACAGTCTGAGAACTGACCAATGGGGTGCGAAAGCACCCCATTTCTTTTGTATAATAACTTCAGTGAAACAAACAAACGAAATGACCTTTTCATCTGACTACATTCGCAACTCTCTCCAAGAGACTTACGGTGAGTCTGTTACCAGTGCTGATATCAAAGCATGGTGTGCGATGAATGGTGCTAATTATCAAACGGTCTCAAACAAGATTGCTGACTGTAAAGTTTCTCGTGGTAAGTGGAACCTTACTATTCAAGAGGCACGAGAGCAACTGGAAGAGACTGTAAAGGCAACTTCTGTAATGCCTTCTGTAGAGCAAAACCTTATTCCTCAGAAAGATGATTCCTTCGTCAAGTTCGGTAATTATGGCGACATTCGCAAGATTATCCAATCAAAATTGTTTTATCCGACGTTCATTACGGGCATGTCGGGTAATGGTAAAACGTTCTCGGTTGAGCAAGCGTGTGCTCAATTGGGTCGGGAACTAATTCGTGTAAACATTACTATTGAAACAGATGAAGATGACCTCATTGGTGGATTCCGTCTCGTCAATGGTGAAACCGTTTGGCACAATGGTCCAGTCATCGAAGCCTTGGAGCGCGGTGCGATTCTACTGCTTGACGAGATTGACTTGGCTTCCAACAAGATTCTTTGCCTTCAATCAGTCCTCGAAGGAAAAGGTGTCTTCCTGAAAAAAATTGGGAAGTTTGTGAAACCTGCTGCTGGTTTCAACGTTGTTGCCACTGCCAATACCAAGGGCAAAGGTTCTGACGATGGTCGATTTATTGGTACTAATGTTTTGAATGAAGCGTTTCTGGAACGATTCCCTGTGACTTTTGAGCAGGAGTATCCTACTGCTTCTATTGAAACTAAGATTCTTAGCAAACTTTGTGCAGATGAGAACTTCTGCAAACGTCTTGCTGACTGGGCAGATATTATTCGTAAAACTTTCTATGACGGTGGTATTGAAGAAATCATCAGTACCCGTCGTCTGGTTCACATCATCAAGGCATACAATATCTTTGAAGATAAGGCAAAAGCAATTCAAGTTTGCGTGAATCGTTTCGATGATGAAACCAAGCAAGCATTCTTGGAACTGTATGATAAAGTTGATGCTGATTTTGAGATGCCCATTGACGAGGAGGCATCTGCCTGATATAATTACTATTATTTGAACTTTACTTTGCAATGCAATGAATGAAAAGATTCAAGATCAATGGTCTACAGAGGATGGGTTTAGTCTAACTGGCAACCCCTATGCTGCTGATGACTATATCACTTTTGAGGGAAACTCTTATCAAGATTCTATCTCTCTCAACGACACTAATGAATTTCACATGAATCTGAATATTTTTGAATCTAACGACAAAACTCGTTTCAAGTATAGTGAGTCTAGGATTGTCAAAGAACTAGCTGACTATATTTCTACCACTTATAATCAGCATTATTCTGCTGGTGATGATAAGATTCAAACTTTGGATCTTATCGATGCTTGTGGTGATGGTGAAGCATTCTGCCGATCTAACATTCTCAAGTATGCCTCTCGTTATGATAAGAAGGGTACTGCCCGTCGTGATATCATGAAGATCCTACACTATGCTGTGCTCCTGATGCACTTCAATGACAAAAACGCACAACGTGAAACTTACAACCAATGAACGATACGATGAAACTCTCTGATAATACTGTTGCCCTGCTTAAGAACTTTGCTGGTATTAATAATTCTATTCTTGTGAAGCAAGGCACAAAACTTCGTACCATTTCTGTTGCAAAGAACATTCTTGCTGAAGCAGAAGTGAAAGAAGATTTTCCTCGTGACTTTGCTATCTATGATCTCAATCAGTTTCTGAATGGTCTGAGTCTGCACCAAGATCCTGATCTTGATTTTAATGATGATTCTTATCTCAGTATCAAAGAAGGTAAGCGTCGAGTCAAGTATTTCTTTGCAGACCCCAATGTAATTATTTCTCCTCCCGAGAAAGAGATTACTCTTCCTTCTCAAGACGTTTGCTTCCAACTGGATAGTTCTTCTTTGGAAAAACTTGTGAAAGCAGCACAGGTCTATCAACTTCCTGATCTTTCTGCAATTGGTGAAGCAGGAGTAATCAAACTGGTTGTTCGTGACAAAAAGAATGACACCTCTAACGAATATGCTATCGTTGTTGGTGAAACCGATAAAGAGTTTGCATTTAACTTCAAAGTAGAAAACATCAAGATTATTCCTGGTGCTTACGACGTAGTTGTTTCATCTAAACTTCTTTCTCAATTCACCAATACTAAGTATGATCTCACATATTACATTGCGTTGGAACCCGATTCGACCTTCGGTTGATGTTCCACTCAGAATTGCGGGCAGCATTGGTGTCATTGTTGCCTACTTTATCATCTTGCATGTAAATGTACTTGCGGGTGTTATTATTAACTTTGTGGCAGACTTGATTTCTATTCCCTATTTTGTCAGAACTAAATCATGGGATGTTGTAATCATGCTGTCTTTTTTACTTGCAATCAGTACTAGTAAACTTTTATCATGAGTGATTTTATTTGGGTTGAAAAGTATCGACCTAAGACTATTGAAGAGTGTATTCTTCCCGAATCTACTAAAAAAACTTTTCAGGAGTTTTTGAATAAGGGTGAGATTCCCAATATGCTTCTTGCTGGTCCACCAGGTATTGGTAAGACCACAGTAGCAAAAGCACTGTGTAACGAACTTGGAGTAGACGTATATGTCATCAATGGATCGGACGAAGGTCGATTCTTGGATACTGTCCGAAACAATGCGAAAAACTTCGCTTCGACCGTCTCGCTTACAGCAACTGCTAAACACAAAGTCATCATCATTGATGAGGCAGACAACACATCCAATGACGTTCAACTCCTCCTACGGGCTTTTATTGAGGAGTTTGCTGGCAACTGCAGGTTCATCTTTACCTGTAACTACAAAAACAAAATCCTTGAACCCCTGCACAGTCGATGTGCCGTCGTTGAATTTGGTATCAAAGGAAAAGAACGTCAAGCAATTGCAGCACAGTTCTTTCAACGTATTCAACAAATCTTGGATACAGAAGGTGTTGAATATGATAACAAGGTCCTGGTAGAACTGATCAATAAGCACTTCCCCGATTGGAGGAGGGTGTTGAATGAGTGTCAACGTTATTCAGTCAGTGGAAAGATTGACTCTGGTATTCTTGCTACGTTCTCTGATGTTGCCGTAAATGAACTGGTCAAAAATCTCAAGACTAAGAACTTCCCTGAAGTACGTAAGTGGATCGTCAGTAATCTGGATAATGATACTACTGTACTTCTCCGTCGCATTTATGACTCTCTTTACGAAGCCTTGGTTCCTGGCAGCATTCCTGCTGCTG